TTGTCAGGTAGAGGAATATCTTCAGTCCCCTGAGGACTAGTTAGGGTGGGAGAGTCAAGCCCAACAGCAGAATCTAAAAATCCACCCCTTAGAAAAGAACGTCCTAAAGCCGCGCCTTCTAGTTCCTGACCATTCTCTTCTATCTTACGCTCAGTATCCCTAATGCCACGCTTGTTTATTTTTTCTAAGCGGTCAAGACCAATAATCTTCACCATGTAAGGGGCTACAACAACTTCACCGCGAGATATCGCAACGTCAATCATCTTACGAGTAGCATCTACTGATGTACCCTGTGATACCGCACCCCTGCGGATTGCTTCTTCGTGTGCGTCGAGTAGCATCTTGGATATGTCTTGTTCACCCGCAAACTCTACAGAAGATGCGTTTAGGACAAATGCTCCCTCAGGTAGTTGGGTTCGTCTGTCATCTGCTACTTCTTGTGCATCTGTTGCTTGGCTAGGAGGCACACCATCTACAAACCCTGACTGACCCCCTTGGTCAGGCACGGAGCCTCCGTTGTTCATACCTATGAAACCGCCCCTATTAAAAGCGTCTTCAAACGTAGGGTCTTCTTTTTGTAATTTTTGTACTTCACTTATATCCCGTTGTTCACGCCTGTCTACTACGTTTTGTTTTGATTCAGTTCTTCTTTTTGCAGCTTGTATTGCGCGATTTGAAGCGGCGGCTCTTTCAGCCTTTTGTTGTGCTTCCTGTTCTCTTTGTAACTCTAGGTCTTCTTCACGGGTTCTTATCCCTGAGTACTTATCCTCATCATCCAAGAAATCCATGTCCATATTGTATATGGTAGACGAAGCTGCGTCACGCAAATTACTTTGAAGAGTGCCACTCCCTGCCCTAGCATTCTGTATAGCACTTAACGCTAAATCTCGTGCCGTTTTAGCATCCATGCCCGGAAAATAGTTCTTAGCCAAGGTCTCCACATCCGACATCATACCAACAGGAGCATATCCAAACCTGTGAGTATAGATAGCTCCATCCGCTCTATAGAAGCCTGCCTGCTTATTATTAGGGTCTAAGTAGACACCCCCACTCTCCTCAATGCCTGTATTAATTCTCTTGTTACCCATGAATAGCCCACTCTGACCATCCTTGTCCTTCTCAAAACGGAAGGTATCGGGGAGTATACCCTTCGATAGAGCTTCTATATTTTTTATCTGTTGAAAAGACAAACCCTGTCTGTTGCCTGAGTAAAATACGTCCCCCGGACCTCGGACAACCATGAGGTTTCCTATGCTAGCGGCAAACCCCAAGTCCCCTGCGGGGTTAGCCTCCGCTTCTGCGGCTATTCTTGTTAGTATATCTTTTCTTGCGTCTCTGGTTATCTGACCCATTGCACTTAGAACAGGGTTTCCCGTGGGGTCAAACTGGGTATTCCCCATTTCGTCTTTATAGGTTTCTCCCCCAATAAGACTGCTCATAAAACCGCCTGTTAAACCTGCTCCTACTAAACTGGTCTGCCCCATTGAACTCGCAGCTGCAAAAACCCCCTTAACTGCAGGTTCTAAGTTATCAGTTATCTTCTCCCTAAGACTAGAATCGTCAGGAAGGTTAAAAAGGTTTACCCTGTCATTGCGAAAAGTCTTAGAGCCAAACGCCTCTGACTCAGATATTTTTGAATTAATATTCTTAGGGTCTAAGGCCATAACGTTTATGTCCATAGTACCGTCAGACTTAACAAAGGAAGACCCCGGAACAAACGGGGACATATCATCGTCGTCCCTAGGAGACACATTATAGCTTACGCCAGTTGTTGTCTCTTCTTGCTCATCAGAAGTATCGTCACCTCCATCGCCTCCACCACTGTACGTACCTTTTATTCCTAGTATTTGCTGATAGAAGTTGACAAAGCTATTATGATACTGGTCTGGAGTTAGTGTCTGAGTCTGCGTGTATGTTATTGCCATTGTCTATACTACTCATAAATAAATGTGCTGTTTTCTTTTCTATTCTCGTTGAGGACTACTGCCTCTTGGCTACTCTTCAGCTTGAGGAGGATTTCCAGTAAAGCCAGCTTCCCCTGCGCTCGGAGCAGTTCCGACTCCGATTGTGCCGTTACCACGCCCTGAATCGTCAGTTCCCTGAGGTCCTTCAGGTACTCCTCCATCATTTCCCATTCCTTGCCCTGCACCAGCGGGGCTAGCTTCTGCGCTTGCTGCTTGTTGAGCATTTGCCATCATTCCTTGTAACATTTTTGCATATAATTGTGCTTCATTAGTATCATTAACTAAACTATCAGGGTCTATGTCCTGAGAGATAGCTAACTCCCGCATAAGATTAGGTATCTTGATAAAGGGCGCAAGCATCGGGTTTGCGACAGTCTGGAGGAGGGCTGTAAGCCTCTGACTCCGAACTTCTTTCTGCATTACAGCAGCAACACCCCTCGGCTTTATTTCCAAGTCCCCCACAATATCGGGAGCATCGTCGTTGAATTGCATGTTCCATTGAAAATATGCCTCCCCTAGTGGTTTTAACAACATGTCGTCTATATTCTTAACCACAGTCTTCATAGAAAGCCCAGCAGACCCCATTAGCATGGATAGACCTGCCGCAGTACGTCCTGTGCCTGTAACGCCTGTCTGACCGTGCATAATCGACGGTATTCCTGTGTCCTCGTCAGCAAGTTGCCTTGCTATCTGATACATCTGCAGATTTTCACCTGCGGTGTTTGGAAACTTTAGTCCGTTGATAGCTGTTCCAGTAACCCCCGACTGTCTACGGAAAATCTTTCCGGGGAAGATGTCCATGTTCTGACCGGGGACAAGGCTAGCCTCATCAACGTCAAAGACTAGATTACCTGCCAAGGCTAGATTATCAATAGCCATTCGATAGTGACCATTCATCAGCTTCTGTGAGTATTCCATATTCTCTGCCACGCCAGTACCCCAGAGTTGATACGGATTTAATTCGTATGGAAATACCTGATATGGTATACGAGCAGGTGTGAATGGATTTAGGACACAGCGAAGTATCATACCCCCACAAACCCAGACGTTTACCTGTAGTTCGTCAAACTCAGACATGTCAGTAGCTTCGTCGAAGCCTGCTTCTCTAGCTAGTTTAGAATCTAGGACACCCCAATACTCTAGAACCTCATATCTATTCTCAGATACGTAAGGCTCAGTCTCATCCTCGCGAATAGTATCTTCATAGTACTTGTCCTCATAGTTGGGGCCTTTTGCTAGGCACTCTTCTATGTTCTCCGCTATGAAGTAGGGACGCTTGATTAGAGAGCGAAGTTGTTGACGATTGTATCGGTGTCTCTCTATTACGTATTCACAGTCATCGATGTTTGTAGCCGCAGGGTCTGGATGAAAGTCCCAAGCAGATACCATTTCTATACGTGGTACAGACTTTTCATATGGCTGGTATTCCCGTTCACCATTCTCGTCTCTGTCCCACTTGTGAACACGTTTGTTGAAGTTGAAAGGTCCTTTTACAATTCCTGTACCTAGAAGAGCCGACTCAAAGATTGCACTCCTGAAAACATTGACCGCATTCGTGTCGAGAAGTTGGTCGTGAATACACTTCTCCATCTTCAGGGCTGTCTTCTGTGCTGGGCTAATCTGTGGTTCGCCTATCTTGCTAGGTCCTTCAGCTAGTGGCAACTGCCCCATAGACTGTTCTAGACCACCAAGAAAATCCTTAGAGGGTTCAGCACCTAAGGCTCCGGGAGTAAGCTCCCTGCCATCCCCAGAGAACCCGTAGGGGTCTTCTGACATTTGGTCTAGAGGAGTTTCCATGTGAGCAAACTCTGCTATACCTTCTGGCATAGGAGTTGGTTCTACAACGAGTGGAAACTTTTTATTAGCAAACAGGATATCTATAATCTGACCATACGCGGCAAGAACCTTGGTCTTGGTTACTCTTACGAATACCTGTGACCTTTCGGAATCTCTATACTGCGTAGTCGAATCGTAGATGCCCCTAAAGTTTTTAAAAGCCTGTAACCAACGTTGCTCGTAGGAGAAACGTCCGTTCTCAGCCTCTTCAAACTTGCGTCGAACGTACCCTGCCAACCCCGGAAGCATTTCATCTGGGGATTGAACGGGTATAGTTGTGTCGTCTGCAGGCTGTAGGAAATTGTCTTCTGACATATCTTACTTTCTAATAGTCGCGTTCGTCTGCCATAGCGAATAACGATGCTTCAACTGTTGGCTTAGTCTGCTTCTTTGGCATGTCTTCAGTTATAGGGCCTTGTTGTACACGAGTATCAAATTCCAAGCCTTCGCGTGTTAGGGAGCTTGCACCCTCGTCTGTGTCAACAGATGTCTTGTCTGAGTTCATAATGTAAGCAGCACCGTAGTTATAGTTATTTCCGGGCATGTTTTTTCTCCTTATCTAGATAGGAAGCCACCTGTATTCATATCAACAGGAGTGGCTTCCTCGTTCCTGTTAATAAATCCTGAAGCTATAGTCGCCATAGGACTAGCTAAAAATTTTGAAGTTGCAAGAGGGGCTTCGGGGTCAGCAACTGCACCTGTAACCATTTCACCAGTTACCCCTGCTACTTCACCAAGCGCAGGAAGTACGCCCTCCTCTTGACCAGTAACGTCCTGTACTAGCTTTTTACCCTTAGCTCCTGCCTCTTCTAAACTCTTCTGGTCGAAGACTCCTGTAACCAGTGCCTCCACAGGTCCGGGAACCATAGCCGCTAAAGTAGAACCAGCCCCCGCAATAACTCCTGTAACTGCCTTGGTTGTATCCTTATTGACGAAGTTTAAGATTGCATCAGCCATCTTCTTTCCGTCAAATCCCTTAGCTCTCAAGCTTTCAGCCGCCTCAGGGTTAGGCGCAGGCATTAGGTCATCAGCTACTTGTGGTGAGGGAACAGCCTGTTTAGCAGGGCCTTTTTCTTCTACTTGTATATTTGTACCAACGTCAAACTTCTTTATCTTTATTGATGCGGGTGCTTCTGTTTCTATGTCAGTAAACTCTGGTGTTTTACCATCAAATAACATTGTATTGAGACTTAGAGACTTACCTTCTTGCCCTGCTTCGCTAGCACCCGAAAGTGTTTCTGCGTATTGTTGGTGAAAGAAGTTGGATACTCTATTTACATCTTCTGTTGCAGAGTCTCCGTAAACACCGGGAGCTGCCCCAATATATCTAGATTGTTCTGTATTTGCTTGTATAGGGCGACCTACTAATGCGCCTGCTCTGTTTACATCAACACCTAGTTGGTCAAAGGCCGTTGCATTTAAACGTCGAAGGTCGTACGAAGTTAGGTATGGTACATCTTTAGTGTCTACTGTTTTAAGGTCTTTTTTAATTCCAAAACTAGAATTTAATTTTTTAAGCACTCTATTTATATCAGTATCCGTAATAGACTCTACTTTATTTCCTATTCGTCTTACAAAAAATCCTTCGGAACCTCCGAACTCTGCTTCGTTGTACATTGTTTGGTCTTGTAGTATAGCTATAGAACGTCTTGATAGCGGTACATTTATATTATTATCTGTTTTAACACCCTTCATATCCTTCGGTATAAATATCCCCGGAGAACCTCCCGGACGTTCCGACGTTTTGAAGGATGCAGTAGGAAGACCACCTACGGCAGAGGGGCGTAGTCCTGTCTGAAGTTGAAACATAATAGCGTTAGCAATCGGTTTATCAGCAGGATTATCTTTTACATGTTTTACAAGAGCCTCTGTTAAAAATCCTATTCTGTACGGATTATAACCAAAACTCTTAGTATAGGCTTTAGACTTTGGAGGTATATATACAGTATCGGTTATCTGTATCAAATCAGAACCAGTTTTTAATCTGGTTGCTTCTCTTATAACATTTCTCTGCACATTACTTACTGCAGATATAACCGAACGATGTGTAGACTCCGCTTTGCCCTGTAAGGCGGCTTCTAGTGGATTTAAGTCACCATCCCAGCTACCCTCGAACATATCAATAGCTGGTCTATCTAGCATATCCTTTAATCCAGCAAGATTAAAAGTCTTTTCAAAATCTTCAATCTTACGACCTGCTGCACGAGCGTCCTTCGCGTATAAGTCAACAACCTCTCGCAAAGTTGTCACGCGAGGGTCAAACTTACTTTTAATTTCTATCGGCTTAGAACCGCCACCTGCCATATTTAATATCCAAATGTATTATCAAAGGGTTGGTATGCTTGGTCTTTTATACCTTGCAAAGTTTTGTGTATGGATGTATAACCACTTGTGCGTGTCATAACCATATAACGGAGTGCATCATATGCGTGGTCTTCAGCTTTTGTATCAACGTCTTCACTATTGGTTTTGGACAGCGGAATACCTGAGAGTTGTGCGACAGTGTGTTTACAAGTTGAGAAGACACGTAAACGTGGTTCTTTGGTATACGGGTCGTCCGCTAACCTTCTATGTAATTCCATTTTTCCTTGGAGTCTGTTTCTGTCTGATGGTGTCCATCTAACACCAGAGCGCATCATGGTTTCTGCTATCGAAGGTCCGAAGCCTGTTTTATTCCAACAGGATGCATCTAACACTGTATAGTGCGGGAGAGGGTCTAACTCTTCCATTTCTAGTATTCTATCGGCTAGCTGTTCTGCTGTCAAGTGTTTTATATACAGTTCACGATAAACCCAAATATTATTATCCCAATCAATAGCACCCCATAGAATACAGGACGGGGAAGCGTACCCATAGTCTGCCGCCCGAATGCGCGGCCAATTGGTAGGTACATCGAAAGGTTCGACAACGTGGTGAGTTCGTGAAAACTCTGGAAAAGCAGCCCCCTCTGCAACATCCCAATCTCCTTCTAATAATCGACGACGCTCAACGTCGGGTAGGGAACGGAGCATCGCCTCGTACTGTCCATCTGCCATTAGATAAGGGTTATCTGTGAGACGAGCAGGTACGAATTTACGGTAGAACAGGGCTTGCCCTTCTCTCTCATGCCCCTTAGGCCATACGAAGGGTTTGCCTGTTTCTAAATCTGCAGCGGGGAACGGTTTGTTGTGTTCCGCTATATCTATATACATCTTCTTGACCCACCAGCCACCAACACCTCCG